TTCCCAGTCCAGTCCCTGGCGGGCGTACTCGTGCGAAAGGGTGGTCGTGTTGCTCTCCAGCCGGAGGCGCTGGGCGTTCGCCTCCTTGGCGGGGTCGACGTGTTCCTGCCCGTCCCAGAACCACTGGTGGACAGCGGCGATGTCGAGATCGCGGGTCAGGGCGTATTCGCGCAGCCAGACCGCGAGGATGCGGTCGAGCACACGCGTCGCGATGAACGCCTGGTCGACCCGGATGGCCTTGTAGTAGGTCTGGTGATCGAGGCGGCCGGAGGCGTAGTTGTAGCCGGACGAGTTCCCGGCGGCGATGTTGTAGGGCAGGTTCAGGCAGCGGGCGATCTCGTTGAGGATCTCGCGCTTGAATTCGGCATAGGTGGTCGCGGGCTGCTTGGGATCGAGCTGGGACATCTTCCAGCCGCCGGGCATGGTCAGCAGCATGTTCCGCTCGAGCTGGATCAGGTCCATCGGCTCGACCGCGTCGGCCTCGCCGGAGGCGGGCGCGTCGGTGTAGAGGATGCCCGCGAAGTCGGCGGCCGCCTCGGCGGCAGCCAGCACCGCCAGGGTGTAGCGACGGAGCTGGGCGAAGAGGGGCAGCGCAGGCGTGATCTCGGGAATGCCCCGGTGCAGCTCCGGGCGGTCGGCCCGGAAGATATGGATCATCGCCTGCGCAGGCACGTCGAGGGTCTTTTGGCCGTAGTCGAACACCGCGCCGCCGGGATGGTGCTTCAGCACCCGGTAGCTCGTCGGGTTGCCGTGTGCGTCCAGGCGGACACCGTCGACCTCGTCGCTGCGGCCAACCACGGACAGGTCGCTGGTGACGCGGTCGGCCTCGACCAGGGCCACATCGATCTGGATGTCGTGGTCGATGCCCGGGTTCTCGACCAGCATGGCGAAGGCCTCGCCATCCTGGCAACGGGCCATGCGCATGGTGCGCAGCTTCTCGGGCAGGCGGACGGCCTGTGCCCAGGCAGCAAAGTCACGCTCGACCGCGCGGTTCAGCTCGTCGTCGTCGGTGAGCATCTGCAGGCGCGGGCCGGTGCCGATGGTGTCGTTGGCCAGCGTCAGGACGATGCCCTTGGCGTAGCTGTTGTTGGCGACCTCGTAGCGGGCCCGCTCGCGCAGCGCTCTGCGCACATCGGGACTGGCCTCCTCGTCGGCGGAATGACCGTCGGCTGCCGCCCAGTGCCTGCGATTCTCCGGCGTGGTCTGGGCCGCGTCGAAGCGGCCGCGCACGATCCGGTAACTGCGGGGCGGCCGGGAAGTCCCGGCGGCTGGCCGTTTGAACAGGTTGGCGAGGATGTTGCGCATCGCGTCAGCAGGCCCCCGGCGGGATCATCTTGCCGACGCGCAGGCCCATCCCCTTGGCCTTGGCGGCGTTCTTCGCGGCCAGGTAACGGTCGGCCGCGATCTGGTCCTGCAGCGAGTGCTGCTCGACCTCGCCAGCGTCGCCACGGGCGCGCTTCGGCCCCTGGGCATTCTCGCGGATGTTGTCTTCGAGCGGTTCCGGCATACGGGCATCTCCATGTTCGGGGCCTGACTGGCCGCCATAGTCATTTTCTCTACGGCGGCGGGCCAAACTGGCGGAGATGCGGCGAAGATTTCTGGGGCGGATGCCAAGATTGCGCCAGGTTTCTTGTATAATGACGGTAACAGATTGGTCACTTGCCGTGTCCCTCAGCGGACGAGGGCAATGCGCGGGTGCCCAATGATCTGGTACAAAAATGAGGAGAAAGTGTTATGTCGATAGAGTTTATAGAGAGCAACATTCGTGCAGTGCGTGATGGACTTGATGAATTGAGCAAAGAGCTTGGGCGAATTACCCGCGAATTGCAGAAGACGGACCTTTCCGATGACGACCGCCGTCGTCTTGAGGCACAACGCGACGCGACCCGCAGCAGAGCGCGATCAGTACTGGATCTGATACGTGATCTCGAAGGTGAAGCGAAGCGATTGCAGAGACAGGCCAGACAAGGCCAAAGGGATTGATGTCGTGATCAGCGCCGTGCCTGACGTCGCAGGTCTGATAGCTTGATCCGTTCGCGTTTGGGCGCGGCGACCTCTTGGGTGCCGGGGAGGACCGCGCCTTCCATGCTGGCGGCCACCGCGCAGCCGACGATGCCGTCGAACCAGTGATTGTCGTGTGCTTCGGGTCGCAGCTTCCACTCGTCCACGACTCTGCCTCGTCCCTCGGTCTTCACCCGATACTCTGCGGTCAGGTGCTCGGCGAAGAGCTGGTGCGCCACTGGATCGCGCCCGTAGAGCGACAGGCAGCCTCGGTCGCCCATGGGCACCGCCATCCGGGCATGGATGAAGCTCTTCCAGTAGTTGGTGTCGAAGAGCACGTGGCGGATGGCGCGCTTGCCGCGCACGTTCGGGATGCGCCAGTTCAAGCCCACCCGGTCGCCCTGCTTCTTCTTGTACTCCGCGAAGGGGGTGCTGGACGCGCCGACATAGCGCCCATGACTGGGGAAGAGCACCGCCGCGTGCGGGCTCTGGCGGCAGAACTGGTAGACCACGTCCGTTGACGTGCCCCAGTTGGCGTCGACCAGACATCGCCCGATCTTCAGCATGGCCCCGTCGTCGCGTTGCCATTCCTTGGCCAGGAGCTTGCCGGTCAGCGCTTCGAGCCCGGCGTAGATCGAGCCTTCGAGACCCGCCCCGCGCTTCACCTCGAGCAGCGTCGGGGTGGCATCGCGCAGCGTGAAGTAGCGCCGCCCCTGGTCGGGGAACGCGCCGTAGTCCACCAGGTAGCCGGTGAAGTCACTTTCCCAGGCGCACACCGCCCAGAACAACAGTTTCCCCTGCACGTCCACGAACATGGTCAGGTGGTTGCAGCCGATGGGGATTTCGCCGCGCCGGTGACCGTTGAGCTTCCGGGCGATCTCGTCGACCGTGAGCTGTTCATCGTCGCCGACGTTCTCGGGCAGCGGTTCGTTCTGGTACTCCGCCCAGAAGGCGGCCTCGTCCTGCAGCCTCAGGTTCATGGCGTGCTGCAGCGCCGACGCCTCGTCGTGGTTGAAGCGTGCCGCCCAGGCGACGTCCGCGCCCTCGTCCATCTCCTCGCGGTGTGCAACATAGAACGCCGTGGCCTCGCTGAGGTCGCCGTGTTGCCGCAGGCTCTCGGCCCGGACCTCGGCGTATTTCTCCCACAGCTTCTCGTTGGCCGGGAAGGCGTACACCATCTTCGTGCGCTCGCCGTTCCATTCCGGGTGCTTTTCCCGGTCCAGGATGCGGTCGGCCATGTCGCCGGGGCGGATCACGGTGCAGGGCATGATGCCGGAGATCTTCTTGCCGGGTCCCGCCAGGCCGAGCACGGCCCCGGCCAGGATGCGCTCGCGGTTGGCGCATTGCGAGAGCGACCGTGCCGACTCGTCGGTTTGCGGGTCGTCCAGGATCACCAGTGACGGACGCACCGTCTGGCCGTCAGGCCGCTTGAACTTCATGCCGCGAATCCGCCCGGTGATCCCGGCGACCCGAATGATCGCGCCCGATGCCTCGCTCCCGGCAATGGTCGGCAAGACGATCTCGTTGGCGGTCCAGCCGATCTGGGTGCGGTTGCCTTTGTAGAGCTGCCCGGAGCAGCGGTTGGCGATCCCCTCCAGGGAATGGATCGGGTAGCACACCGCCGGGAAGTCCTCCAGCAGCAGGTCGTTCGACTCCAGCTCGGTCTTGATGGAGTCGAGCATGCCGAGGGCGTGTCCCTCGTCGGAGCCGATCAGGGTGACAAAGTCCCGGTGGCTGTAGAGCATGGCCCACAGACACGCACATTCCGCCAGGCTCGACTTGCCGGAGCCACGCGGCATGGCCATGGCGAACAGCCCGCCGTGCAGCACGGCCTGTTCGATCTTGCCGATGACGCGCAGGTGGTCGGGCGACCACTCCAGGTGGAAGGTCTGCGGGAAGTAGGCATCGCAGAAGGCCCGGAAGCTCGTCCGGCAGCGCGCCCGCCGCTCGGGATCGACCACCTCGGGCAGTTCCCCGATGTCGCGGCCCGCCGCCGACAGCGCCGCGTTCCGGGCCCGGGCCGCCTCCTTCATCGCCTCGTAGTCGCGGGTGCCCTGCTCGGGCTGCGGGCCATGGCGCTCGTCCACCAGCCAGGCCAGGTACTTGAACAGGTTGATGGTGCGGCCATCCGGGGAAATGCGGAAGCCCGCCCGCTGCCGGTGCCGGTAGAGCTGGCGGTCGTCGATCACCGTACCCAGCGACGTCGAGTTGAGCAGCCGCGTGACGTCCGATGGCTTGAGCTTGGAGGGGTCAATCGCCATCGGCCATCCTTCCCACCAGCCAGGCGGCGTACTCGATCAGGTTGATCGTGCCGTCTTCGTTGACCGGCGCGCCCGCATCGAGGTCCGCCTGGATGGCTTCCGGCGAGGCGTGCCGGGCTCCGGCGCGCCTCAGGATGTCCGCCAGTTTGCCCGGCATCAGCGCCGTGATCCGCGTTTCGTTGGCCTGGTTCCGGGCAGTCATCGAAGAATCTCCAGAATCATCGCGGAATTCTGCTCGACTCGACTTGCTGAGGGCGCGATGAGGCCGCTTAATGAGTGGCGTAAGATGTTCATGTTGATGGATTTCCAGAATGCCAAACGCCAACGGAGGCCAAGATGAAGACGACCGCGAAACAGACCGCCCGAGAGACCTACGAGACCCGCCAGCGCGAGATCGCCGCGATGCTCGATTTCCTGAAGTGCGAACTCGAGGCCCACGCCGAGAAGGCCAAGGCCGACGGGCTGCATTGGGGCCATGTCGGAGACCTCGCCCACATCCGCGAGAACCTGAAAGAGACGCTGGTGTTCGCGATGGGCGGCCGCGATGAAGAGGTCGCCGGGAAAATGATCGAAGACGCCGTCGTCGACGCCCTGGCGTAAACACACCAACAGAAGGAGAACCGGACCATGGCCGCCAACCAACGCCTGCAGACGAAGCTCGAAGAGATCGCCAAGAAACACCTGGACGTCGAGACGCTCGAGGAACGCAAGAGCGATCAGCTCGATTTCACGGAATGCTCCGTGTGGGGCATTCAAGCGGCGCTCGAGGCGGCCTACCGCCTCGGGCTGGAACAGGGACGCAGGGCTAAGCGCACAGAGCGCTGAACTGCAACACAGGAGACAAACACCATGCGAAGCGAAGAGATCAGAATCGGGGCCGCCTACACCTGCCAGGTCGGCCGCAACGCCATCCGCGTCACCGTGACGGAGGCCGTCGAGGATGGCGGCTGGATCGTGGAGACGCACACGGGCCGGACCATGACCATCCGCAGCGCGGAACGGTTCATCGCCCCGGCGGACGCCCCGGAGGCCACGGAAACGCCCGCCCCGCCCGCCGAAACGCCGCAGGCGGAGCCTTCCCCGGCCAGCGCGCCGGAACGCGACAGTGGCGAACAGGGCGCGGACACGGGCGAAGCGGGCGGGACCATGAGCCTGCTCGATGCCGCCGTCCACCTCCTGGGTCAGGCCGACGGCCCGATGCAATGCAAGGACATGGTGGAGCGCGCGCGCGAGTCGGGACTCTGGGCCCCGAAGCGGGGTGGCAAGACGCCCGACCGGACGCTCTACGCCGCCATCCTGCGGGAGATCAACACCAAGGGCGATGCCTCCCGCTTCCGCAAGACGGAACGGGGCCACTTCGCCCTGAACCACTGATCGCGCCACATAGAACACATCCATCCTCTCCTACGCCTCGGCCCCGGCCGGGGCGTTCTCTCTCGGGACGATGTGCCGGATCGGGATGCCCATGGTCTTGGCCAGCTCGATCTCGCGCTGGACGCCGACCGAGGTCTCCCACCCGTCGAGCCGCAGCACGGCCAAACTCTCGCAGCGGGCCAGCATGAGACGGCTGTGCGCGTCCCAGAAGTCGGCGTCGAACGGCAGGCCGAAACGGGAGATGCAGTGGCCGTGGGCGATTGGGCAGTAGACCATCTCGCCCTGGCGCATCAGGTTGGCCGCCTCCCGGCACACCATCAGGAACCGCTGCTGGCGCACCATGGGATCGGGATCGGAGTAGGGACTGGCGAGGTAGATCATTGGGCGGCCTCCGGCTGTTCGGCGGGATGGGTCTCCGTGGTGTGTGCGGGCGCGGGATGGACCGCCGGGGTCAACGCCTGCCAGTCGCAGCCCTGGCCATGCACGAACTCAGCCCAACGCTTACGGATCACGTCGCAGTACAGCTCGTCGATCTCCATCAGAAAGCCGTGCCGCCCGGTCTGTTCGCAGCCCATCAGGGTCGAGCCGGAGCCGCCGAACAGATCGAGGACGTTCTCGCCGCGCTCGGAACTGAACTGAATCGCCTGGACCGCCAGCGCCACGGGCTTCTCGGTGAGGTGGACCATGCTCTGCGGGTTCACCTTCTTGATGTGCCAGAGGTCGGTGGCGTTGTTCGGGCCGAAGAAGCGGTGGGCCGCGCCTTCCTTCCAGCCATAGAAGCACCACTCGTGTGCGCCCATGAAATCCTTGCGCGTGAGCACCGGGTGTTGCTTGTCCCAGATCACCGCCTGGCTGAAGTAGAGCTTGTGCTTCTTCAGGAAGGGCGGGTAGTTGCCGCAGTTGGCGTAGCCGCCCCAGATGTAGAAGCCATGTCCCGGCAGCAGCACGCGCGCCGCGTTGCCGAACCAGGCGTCCAGGAGCCGGTCGAACTCCTCGTCGGTGACGAAGTCATTCTCCAGCGGGCGATCCTTCGGGCGCAGTTGGGTGTGCGTCGGGTGCGCCTTGCTCTTGTCACGCGCCAGGTCGAAGCCCTGGTGGTGCATCCCGTGCGCGTCGGACGCCTCGATGGCGCTGGCCGCCGGGAACGAGGAGAGTCCTGCCGCGATGGCGTTGTTGCTGCGCGGCTCGACCTTGACGTTGTACGGCGGGTCGGTGTTGACCAGGTGGATCGGCTGGCCGCCCAAGAGGATGTCGAGGTCGGCGGCGCTGGACGAGTCCCCGCACATCAGGCGGTGTTCGCCGAGCTGGTAGACCTGGCCGCGACGGCTCACCGCCTCGTCCGGCGGTTCAGGCACGGCGTCGGGATCGGTCTGGCCATCGGTGACGGCGTCGTTGTCGCCGCCGAGCAGGCGGGTCAACTCGTCCTCGTCGAAGGCCAGGAGGCCAAGATCGAAGTCGGCGTTCTGCAGGTCGGCAATCTCGATGCGGAGCTGGTCAAAGTCCCACTCCGCCAGCTCGGCGGTCTTGTTGTCAGCGATGCGGTAGGCCTTGACCTGCTCGGGCGTGAGATCGGTGGCCACGTGAACCGGCACCTTGGCAAGCTGCAGCTTCTTCGCCGCCTTCCACCGCGTGTGCCCGCAGATGATCACGCCGTCCGGGCCAATGACGATGGGGACGCGGAAGCCGAACTCTTTGATGCTGGCCGCCACCGCCTCAACGGCGTCATCGTTCAGGCGGGGGTTCTTCTCGTAGGGCGTGATGCTGTCGATATCGCGCAGTTCGATCTGCATGGTTGGCGGTCTCCGGTTGGTTCACAAGACGGTCGGGCGCTTGAGCGCGCCCTACTGATCTTATTCACCGCCGACCGGCCAACTGGCGGGGGATCGGGGTCGTTTCCCGTTTTGTCGGGTAGGAGCGTGACGTTGCCGCCACGCTCCCCCCTAAGAACCGTACTTGCGAGCTTTCCCCGCATACGGCTCAAGCCTCGATAAGGTGCCGTGAAGCACCCGGTGATGTGACTCGATTGCTGGCAGCCTGGCGCTGTCGACGACGTAGGTACGTAGTCCAGGCCGGATCGAGCGGGTTCAGATCGTTGCGCACTTTGACGTGTCGCGTGATCCGCACCATATCCGGGGAGAACAGGTAGACGTCCCTGCCATCGGGGCGGCGGTCGTGAAAGACCCACCTCCTGCCGTTGTGGGCAGTGAAGTAGCGGCTCACCAGGCGGTAACGGCTATGCCGGGGGTTGGCCCGGCAGAGGTGTCGCCAGATAACGCGAAACAACCAGTTCGAGAGTTGACCGAAGACCCGGCCACTCGTACCGTGACGGTGATAGTTACACCAACCGCGCAGTACGGGGTTGAGCCATCCGACAAGGACATGGCCCGGGGCGCCTCGGCAGACTCGGACGATGTTCCTGACCTTTTCCCGAAGACGCTTGATGCTGCTCTTCGATGGAGAGGTAAGTAGAGTTTCCCCGAACTTCCGGAAGTGGAAGCCGAGGAAGTCGAAGCCGTCCTCGATCCTGGTGATGTGCGTCTTCTCGTCCGACAGAGACAAGCCCCGTTCGGCCAGGAAGTCGCGCAACATCGGCAGGACTTCGTGTTCCAGGACGTCGCGAGACCTCCCGGTGACGATGAAGTCGTCCGCGTAACGGACCAGGTTGATCCGCTCATTGGCCTTGTCAGGCGGCGTGACCCATTGCCACTTGCCGCGGTGACAACGCCAGAGCTTGTACCGGTCGTTGAGCAGCTTCTCCATGCCGTCCAGGGCCATGTTGGCCAGGACCGGCGAGATGATGCCGCCCTGCGGTGTGCCGCCGTTCACGTTGTACCACACTCCCTTTTCCACGTACCCGGCTTTCAGCCATTGCCGCAGCACCCGCTTGTCCATGGGGACATGGTCAAGCAGCCACTGGTGGTCAATGTGGTCGAAGCAGCCTTTGATGTCCGCTTCAAGCACCCATCGTCCCTGCGATTTCATTGCCAGACAGCGGAACACCTGTTCCGCCGCATCCGCGGTCGAGCGACCCCGGCGAAAGCCGTAGGAGACGCCGTCGGCGGTGGTTTCGGCGATGGGTTCCAGCGCCAGCAGGAACAACGCCTGCATGGCCCGGTCGTGCATGGTGGGGATGCCGAGCGGACGCTTCTTGCCGTTCGCTTTCGGGATGTAGACACGGCGCAGGGGTTTGGCCTTGTACCGTTCGACTCGCAGGGAGTCGATGGCTCGGGCCTGCTGGCGGCGGGAGGTCCACCGCTCACCGTCCACGCCGGGAGTGCGTTTGCCACGATTCGAAGTCACTCGCTTGACGGCCGTGGCCCGACCGGCAAACGAACGGGTCAGAACGCGCGACAGGCTTTTGACCTTGCCATGCCGTCCCTCCCGTTGTGCCTTCACGATCCGAGCCTGAAGACGGCGCACCGTGCGGTCGACCTGCCGCCAGTCGATGGCGGCGTAATCGGTTGCGGCACGGACGCGCACGCCTTCGGCTCGTGCCGACGCGTTCGTTGTTTCGCTTTTCCGTGTCATCGGTAGTGTCCTCTTTATTCGTGATCGTGATTCGAGACCAGTCCGAAGTCGGCACGCTTTCGCGTCGCGGCATGGGCCGCTATCCCGGCGATTACCGCCGGACCTTCGCTTCCTCGGACCTCCTTTACCCGCTGACCCATGGGCACACCTTGCGGTGTGCTTTCCCCGAGGGAGGCCAACGGGCTTACCCTGTTTCGCTGGTATCTCGGAACGGTACGGGCTCCATCAAGTACGCCGGGGGTACAACATCCGCGAGGTCGCTCGCCGCAGCTTCCTGCCTGACCCCTTGCCTTTTGGCCTGAGCCTGTCAGCATCTTTGGCTCGACTTTGTTACGACGCGTGAAGATGGTTCACTTGTGTTAGCCCTTACCGCTCAAGCCATCTTCCCAGCGACATGATGCTTGTCGCCACGGTCCTCCTCGCGGATTCCCTTACGGAAGACTTGTCTCCGGAGCTTCGGACCGGGCGATTGCTCGCCCGGCCCGTCCGGGTAGGCTACTACTGACGGAACAGTAGGTCACCTCCATTTGTTAGTTGTTGTGACGGAGATACTAACGACTTTTCAGGTCGCACCGGCGCGGCAAAACAAACTGTGCTTAGTAAGGGAGCTGGTTCCCGCGCGTAGGGCTGCGTTAACCCGCCGGAAGTACCTATTCGGTCGCCGCAATGGCGCATTGCCGCGCCGGAAAGCCCGTGCGCCTGGCGGCCGGATTGCGCGAGAGCCCCTGTGGCATCACGGTAACGGGAACATCCGACAGCGGCGGCGAGCTGCTTCGGCGCAACACACCAGATCACCAGGAGGCACTCAGTTGGGCAACGACGGCAGCGGGAAGCAGGAGCGCAGGTGGCGCAACATGACGGTCGACGCCAACCTCCGCGACGAGTGGCTGGCGAACCTCAACGGGATGCGCGTTCTGGAGCTGCGCAGCATCTGCGAGGGGCACGTGGCCCGTGTCGATCCGCTGTCCCGGAATGCCCACATCACTGCCGTGGTGCACGAGAGCCTGCAGCCGTTCTTCCACCGGCACTGGGACGAACTGCGGGAGCCGATCAGCGGCCTGCTCGCCGCCTGCTTCTGCCGGGAAGACGCCCGCGTCTCCCTCACGGCCACGCGGGAGATGGCGTTGCGACCGGGCTCGCCGCATCTCGATGTGCGGGACGCGCTGTTCATCGAGGCCACGAAGCGCCATGCGCGGCGACGCGGGGAAATCGACGATGAGACCATGCTGTGGCTGGAGCGCACGGTGGCGGCGTACATGGCCCTCGACGAGGGTTTGCTCGCGCTGTACGAACACGGCAACGGCGGCGGCCCGGTTGGCAGACGCAGGAATCGGCCCGCATAGGCCACGCGGATATCGGGTCCCGCCGAATCTTTCCCTCGCGCGTGCGCGTGAGGCGTGTGGGGTTCAGGAAGGATATGAGGCAGGGGGTGGGGAAAGATGGGAAAGATTCTCTCTCCCCCTCTCTAACTATCTATATTTGAGCTTGTTAACCGCCGCCGAATCTTTCACCGAATCTTTCCCCAGGGGGGTGAAAGATTCGAATGATTCACCGACATGACCCGGTTTTAGGGCGATTTCGGGCCGAATCTTTCCCCGCCGGTGAAAGATTGGGAAGGATTGGGAAAGATCTCCGGGGAAAGATTTCGGGCAGTCCGGATGGGCATGGGCAGGCAGGCGCGCCCGCTCGCTGACGACGCGGAAACGATCGGCACGGGTCAGGGGGCGGCGGGAGGGGACGGCGCTCAGGCGAGCAGTTGGTAAGCGAGGCCCGTCTTGGTGTTCGACCTGACCTCGGTCCGACCGATGCGGCCCTGCTGTTCGAGGGTATCGGCGATCTCGTTGAGTTCGCGGGCCGTGCACTTGATGTGCCGGAGCACCCGTGACCGGGGGGCGGTCTGATCTGGCGCTTCGCGCAGGAGCTTGAGCATCTTCAGGCACTGTGCATGGAACGGGCTGTCGCTGACATGGCTTTCGGCCATGAACAGCATGCGCTGGGCGTGATGGATGACGAAGTCCCGCGCCCATTCGACAGCCGCCCAGTCGATGCGGGGCTGTTCGTGCGAGGCGCTGATGGCATGGATCAGCGCCAGCTTGTGGGTCATCTGTCGGACGCGGGACCAGACCGTGGCGGTCACCACGTCGTTGCGGGCGGTGGCCTGGTCCTGCCGGGCCCGGGCCAGTTCGCGCACGCCGGTGATCAGCTCCCTGGCCTCGTCGGTCATGGGCACGATGGCGGGCACGGGATCGAAGTCCGGCAGGTTGCCGCCGCCGGGATTGAAGCGGGCCCACCAGCTGGCCACGTCGATGATCCTGGCGGGGATCGGCGCGACCACCGGGTCCTGGTCGACGACGCTGGCAGTCGCCTCGATGGCGATGGTACGGGAGAAGAAGCCGTCGGTCAGCATCTTCGCGGACAGGGCGCTGTAGTAGTGCACCGGCACGGCGGTCCCGAGCACGGTCAGCGACGGCTGGTGAATCTCCCGCGAGTCCCGGCTGACCAGGCAGCGGGTGGTGTAGGTCTCGTCGCTGCTGGTGTACAGTTCCTTGAACTTGTCCAGGATGGCCTCGAAGCGCGGATCGCGCGAGTTCTTGGCCATCAGCAGCACGCCGTCGAACTCGTCGGTCTGGCAGAGGAGCGCCGGGGTCTCGCAGAGCTTGTCCTCGACGCTCTCGGCGCTGCCGAAGCGCAGCACGAGCGAACGTCCCAGTCCGGCCTGGCGCAGGATGCGGGCATTCACCTTGCGCGGGAAGTCCTTGCCGGAGCCGCTCAGCGCCAGCGCCAGCAGGAAGAGGTTCGTGCGGTTGCCGCCGGGGTCGCACACCTTGCGCGCGCCGAGCAGCGACATCAGCGCCAGTGCTCCGGCGAACGCCATGGCGTGGTTGCGGGTGGGCGCGTGGTTCACCGTGTAGTCCATGACCTCGGCAATGAAGCCGGGCACGTACAGCAGCCGGTCGGGCAATGGCCCCGGGTCGGCGGGACGGTCGGAGACGTGTGCATCATCGGCGGAGATGTCTGGACTATCGGGACTGTTTGACCGAGAATTCCCACATGTCCGCATGGTGGCCGACATGTCTGGATTGTCTGCGTCATCGCCCCGCACGTGCGGGGCGCACATCGCCATGATGCCGGAGATGTCCACGTCATCGGCCGGAGATTCCGCACCGTAGCCGTTCTCGGCCAGAGATGCGGACGCGGCCGCATAGTCGCCGCCATGTTCGAGCATGGTGTAGACTGCGAACGGAGAATAGCCCGTGTTCGCCTCGAATGGCGCGGCGGCGGAGCTGAACACGTAGAACGTGCGCCCGTCGAAGGTGGCCGAGTGGTTGCCGGTCGTCTTGCCGGGCCTGCGCCAGAGCTGGTTGCCGCCGGATTCGCCGATCCGCTGCCAGCCATGGGCTTCGAGGATCGGCTCGATCTCGCCGCGCTGGTTGAAGTCGTCGCCGGGACGGCCGCCGGTGCCCGACACGGGCGCACAGGGCGCGGTGTGGGGCGTCTCGGCAGCGGGTGTGGACGGCTGCGCCAGCCGGTCGAGCAACGCGCCAGGAACGGCGACTGGGGCTTCCGGGGCCGAGAGCACCTTCGCCAGGCGGTGTGGACGATCCGGGATATTGTCGCCCTTGCGGTTCCAGGTGCCCGGCAGCCGCCAGATGCGGGCGGGATTATGGACCGCCTGGTCGATCTCGACGCGGTCATCACCTGCGGATGCCAGCGCCTGCAGGCAACGTTGCACCAGACCGTTGTCTTCGGCTGGCAGGTCGATGCGGTACAGCAACTGCCCGCCATTGCCCGAGTCGATGACCACTGGATCGGGCCATCCAAGCGTAACCATGCCGTCACGGACCTCGTTGGCCTTGGCGACGGCCAGCTCATGCTCGGCGTCGGTGGCCGAGATGCCCGCCGGGCGCACCGGATCGCAGTCGACGGGCAGCCAGCACCGAGCCAGGACGTCCGCGTCGGCGGTGGTCGGTTCCTGGCCCACGGGCCGGATGCGGTTGGCGGCCCGGGCCAGCAAGGCCGGGTTCACCGGGTTGAGCGTGACGTAGATGCCGCGTGCGGCGGTGATCTCCGCCAGTGCGGCGGGCACCGCGTCGATGTGCTCGACGTCGAAGTAACCCGACTCGACGTGGGGACGTCGATAGCCCGGGCGTTCGGCATCGAGCGCCCGAACCTCGAAGACGTCCCCCGGCCGGAAGAGCAGGCGCAGGAACGCGATGATCCGGTCGGGATCGTTTTCGCGCCTGTCGTTCATGCCCGGTTCGCTCCTGCCGGGACGGCGATCCCGGCCATCCGGTGGCCACAGCCGGGGGAGAAGCAGCCGCCTGGGCGTGCGTGCGCCGCGAAGAGCAGCCGATTCGTGCTATGCCGGGCAACCCCGGATGCCCATTCGGCGGCGGCCAACCCGATGCGCGGCGTGTGGCGGCACTCGCTTACGGCATAGAGCAGCGCCAGTTTGGCGGCCAGCTCTCGGATGTGCCGCCAGCACTGCCTGCCGAACTCGCAGCTCGGTTCTGCGGCCGCCAGCGTGCGATCCAGCACGTCCATGGCTGCGTCGTCCTGATTGACCGTCATTGGCGCGGGGCCTCCGTCCAAGGCCCGCTGCCGAGCGACCCACCAGCTTGCGGTCTCGACGGCCGCCGGGGGTAGCTCGGGCGCGCCGGGCCGGTGCAATCGCTCGGGCGTCGCGCTCTCCAGCACGAGCATCCGGGAGAACAGGTCACAGGTTCGCTCCGACAAAGCCTCGAAGCAGCTCCGGGACGTGCCCGTTCCCAGGATGCTCAGCGACGGTTCGACGATCTCGGTGGGCCACCCGCCTCCGTCCGCGTGCCGGGTCGGGATCGTCTTGGCGGAAGCATTGTGCAGCCTGACGAGGGCCTGGTGGATGTCCCTGTGCCTGCCGCCGCGCGCCCGGTCGAACCGACCGAGCAGCGACCCGATCTCGTCCAACTGGAAGAGCATGGTCGGTGTGCGGCAGAGCGCGTCCTCCAGGCCCTGCCAAGACGCGATCCCGCCGCCGAGGCAATCGGCCGCGCCCGCTGCCTCCACGATCCGGGCGTTGACCGTCCGCGGGTGGTCCTTGCCGCAACCCTCCGGCCCCAGCGCGAGGACATACAGATTGCCGCGGACGCCGCCGGGGCCGCAGACCTGGCGTCCTGCCAGGAACGCCTGCAGGGCCAGGGCTCCGGCCAGAGCGGCGACCCGGTTCGGTCGGGGGGTGGTGGCGAGCGTGTGCTCCATCACCTCGTTGATGAAGCCGGGCACCTGCAGCAGGTCCTCGGGCAGCGGGCCGGGGGCGGTCGTCGGTTTCGTATTCATGCTGGTCACTCCTCTGTTGATGGTGTGCGTCTCGGGTATCAGAAGGGGATTTCGTCATCGTCGCCCCAGGCCAATGCCGGTGCGCGTTGCGGCTCTTCGTCACGGCAGTCGTTCCAGCCGGGCTCGGGGTAATACTCGGGCTTCGGCGCGAGTTCGTAGCGGATGACCCGGTCGAAGCGTTCGCCGGAGACGTGCCGGACCGTGATCCTGGCGGGTGCGGCCAGCGCCCCATCCTCGGCCAGGCGAACCGCCTCCTCGGCGGAGGTCGGCGGCGGCATGTGCGAGCGCTCGGTCCACCACTGCACGAACTTCTGCCGGGCCCAGCCGCTGTGCTCGGGGCACACCCACTCGCTGACGTACTGCTGCCAGCCGGTGCGGTACTCGACGCGCATGGTCCTGGGGTGGTCTTCCGGCGCATCGCGTTTGGCATGGACCGAGTAGTGGACGCCGTGGACGGCCTGGTCGATGTCCTCGACCTCGCCCGACAGAATGGCCGAGGTGTCGGCCCGGGCATCGTGACGTTGCCGTTCGGGCGGCGGGAAGGCATACCCGCATTCGGGGCACACCTGGTAGGCGGCATGGATCAGGGCGTGACACTGCGGACACTCCTTGGCCGGAGCCTCGCCTTTGCCCTTGCCGCTTTCGTCGGGCACGGCAATCGCGTCGATTGGACCGTGCCGCAGGATGTTGCCGCCATAGTCCAGGACGAGGCAATCGGCCTTGGACGGATGGAGACGCGTCCCGCGTCCGACCATCTGGACATAGAGCCCGGTGGACATGGTCGGCCGCAGCAGCACGACGCAGTCGACGTTGGTGGCATCGAAACCGGTGGTCAGGACGTTGACGTTGGCCAGGAACTTGAGCGGCGGTTTTGGCTCGAAGAGTGTGTCCGGCACCTGCTCGCCCTTGAAGCGCGAGATGGTCTCGGCACGTTCGCCAGACGGGGTGTCGCCAGTGATGACGCCGCATTCCTTCCCGGAGATGCGGGTGATCTCGGCGGCCACGTGCTGACAGTGCGCCACGCCGGTCGCGAAGATCAGCACCGAGTTCCGGTCGCGGGTCAGCTCGACGATCTCCTGGCATGCAGCCCGCACCAGGTTGTCCTGGTCCATGGCCGCCTCCATCTCGCTGGCGACGAACTCGCCGCCGCGCACATGCACACCGGAGAGATCGGCCCGGGCGCGCCCGCCGCGCGAGCGCAGGCGGCAGAGGTAACCCTGAACGATCATCTCGCGCAGGCCCGCCTCGTAGCAGACCCGGTTGAGGATGTTCTCCGGGCGGCAGATCTCGCCGCCCTTGAGCCGGTACGGCGTGGCGGTCAGCCCGATCACGCGGACATGGGGATTGACCACCCGCGCCTCTTCGATGAAGGTTCGATACATGCCCTCGCCATCGGCGGGAACCAGGTGCGCTTCATCGACAATCACGAGATCGAAGGGCCCTAGTTCGCAGGCCCGGCGGTAGACGGACTGGATGCCCGCCACCAGCACGGGCGTATCGGTGTCGCGGCGGTTGAGCCCGGCGGAGTAGATGCCGATGCCGATCTCGGGACAGATGCGGCGAATCTTGTCGGCGTTCTGCTCGAGCAGTTCCTTGACGTGGGCCAGGATCAGCACCCGCCCGTTCCACACGGTCACGGCGTCGGTGGCGATCTGCCCGAGCACCAGGCTCTTGCCGGTTCCCGTGGGCAGC